ATAATTCAATATAGGAGAGGGGGCTTAAATATTGAATTAGGAAAGGAGGTTTACTATCATGGGAAAAAACCAACATGTAGTTCCAAAAGATGGTAAATGGCAAGTAATAGGAGAAGGAAATGAAAAAGCTACTGCAACTTTTGATACTCAAGCAGAAGCTATAGAAAAAGCTCGTGAAATTGCCATAAACCAAGAATCAGAAGTTGTTATTCACGGAAAAGATGGAAAAATTCGTGAAAAAAATAGTTATGGAAATGATCCATATCCACCTAAAGGTTAAAAATAACTAAGGTTGTAATTTAACCACAATATTTGAGCTAGCAGTTTTTACTTCTTCATCTGTAATTATTGCTAGTTCTTTTTTTTGTTTCTTCATCATATATTACAATTTTTTTATAATTTTTAGATAGTATATTATTTTTCATATGTCCTCCTAAAAAGAAAAAGAGAGTTAAAAAACTCTCTTGATTAATCTTTGATATTATACTCTTTTTTAATTTTTTGTATTTCCTTTGCTAATTCTTCTTTATATTCTTTTTCACTAGAAAAAACACCTTGTTTAAAAAGAATTGACATATGTAGCTTTACTGCTCTCAATCTTTCTTCATAAGTTGATTTAGAATGTCCTACAACTATTCCTGGATCAGTATCATTCCATCTTGAATCTGTAAATAACCCATTCTTTTTTTGTTTATCTTCAAATTCTTTTTTTAATTCTTCAAAACTTTTACTACTCATAATTATAGTTCCTCCATTAAAATATAATGAATTTTACTTGTATCATACCTAGCTACAACTTTAAATTTTTTGCATCTTTCAAATAAAACCTCTTGTTCTCCTTTATTTAAAGTAGTTATATTTCTAGCAGTTTTAGATATTATAGTTAGCTGAACCTCTCCACTAGGATTATATATTTCACCTATTGTTGCTGAGGTGTAAGCAGGATATTCAATCTCATTACCAATATTATAAAGCTTTAAAAATTCTTCTAAAGCTTCTTTACCTTGTAATTGAAAACTTAAACTTCTAGTAACTTGTCCTTCATATACAGGTATTTTTTCAAGTGCTTCATCTAATACTTTAACCCATTCTTTTTGGTCTTGAGTTAAATTTATTCCATTTCTAAGTGCTTCATTTATCTTATAAGAATCTGATCCAACATATCTCATTATAGCAGATTTTTGATTTAAAGTTAAACCTAACTCATCTTTTTTAATATATTGGTCTTTCCATTCTTTATAATTCATGTACTTAACTTCTTTATACTCTCCATTTTCATCTCTTGATGCTCTTATAGGTTCATCATCAAAGTATGGAGCTATAACTGTTCTACAATGAGAATGAAAAGGAGGCACTGTTACCCCTATTTCCTGGTCTGATACATTAAAAACTTTTCCATCCATTTCTTGACAAATTTCAGAAGTATGAAGGTCTAATGTTGCAACTATCTCATATTTCTCAACATCTATACTTTTGAAAGCTTCTATCTGTGCTTTTGAAGCATAAGCAGCTGATTCTGTTTCTAGTAGTCTTCTAGCAACATACTCTTTATTTTTTATCTTATCAGAAACAAATTTAGATATATCTTCAACAGCTTCATCTAATGTACTACCAGTTATAAAAGATTGAGTAATTTTAGTTCTCAATGTATTTATTAATTGTTCCTTATCTTGCCAAATCCTATCTGAAAAAGTTTTCCCATCTTTTAACCAAGGCTTTCCTATGACTTGATTAATCTTATTTCTATCTAAAGTAGCAAAACTTGTTTTAAGATTAAGACCTTTTGAAATTTCATACAATGAGTGATAATAAGTATCTTCATAATTCTTTATTAAATAATCTTCTAGCATCTCATTTTCTTTGTTTCTTAAAGTTTCAATACTATTTTTAACTTGAAGTTGTAAAGCCTCCAATCTTTGAATATGTACTCTTGCAGAAGCATTTTCAAGTTCTTTTTTCCAAGCTCCACTTTTAGCTTTTTGAGTATATTCTGCTAAGGTCCATTTGAATTCTTTTAATTCATCCTTAGTTAGTAATTTCTTAGCATCTGCCAAGGATATCTGATTATTATCAGCTATTCTGATATACCATTTTTCAATATCACTTTTTATTTTATTCTCTGCTATTTTATATTGTTTCTCTATTTCTTTAGCATAAGCTTTATTTGATATATTTCTTTGTTTTTCTTCTTCTTCAAATCTCTTAGTCCAGTAGTTATTACTCATCTAAATCAGAAACTTTTTTAGTTCCAAAATCTCCTGGATAAGGATCTAATTCTTTATTTTCTTTTTCAAGTTGTTTTATTTCTTCATCAACATCATTAACCCAAGGATGTTGAGTTATTATAGTTTTTTGAGATATGATACCAACACTAGACTTACAATTATTAATTGTTTCAGATTCATTTACTAAAACATCTCTATTAAAAACTATTTCAAGAGTTTCATTAATATTTAAAGCTTTATTTATAAACCACATTAACTCTTCAAAAGAAGCCTGAAATTCTACTTCCATTTGATTAGCATCTAAATCTATATCANTTAGCATCAAAACCTCTTGCATTTTCTATTATTGCTTTTTTGAGTAATTTAATTATTAAAGCATAATTTTCAGAGTTAACTTCTATCTGTAAAGCTTCAAGTCCACCTTTTCCACCATCAGTATTAGTAACTTTTACTGCTCTATATGTTGCTAAGTTTCTTCTAAACTCTCCTAAATTCTCTCCATCATAGTTAGTTAAGATTAAAATTGTACTTCCTGCATCTTCCATCATATTATCTTGAAATTTAGAAATTATCTCATTCAAGGCATCTTGTAAGCATTTTACTCTGCATATCAAAGGTTGCTCTAAATTGTTACTTCTAAAAGGAATTAATGGGACTTTTCCCCAGTTATATGTTTCTTCTCCTATAGCTATGTAATCTGAATGTCCTAAAGGTTTCAAACTATCATTCCAAATAAAAAAGTCTACTCCATTTCCTAAGTAAACTTCTACTTTTTTAACTGGAACTAAACTATTATGTTGAAACTCTAAGACTTCATATAATCTTATAACTAATTCTAATTCATCTTTATTGTTATCTGTCCATATTGGTAATATTTCTGAAGGTTCAAATTTTCTAAATTGTAATTCACCTTTTTGGTTAAAATATGGGTATATCCAACCTATTCCACCATTTAAGCTATCTTCTCCTAAATTTCTTAAAGTCTTTAGAAACTTATTACCAAATAATTTTAAAACATTTTCATTTTTACAAATAAAAGTTGGTTTCTTAGCTAAAAAATAATTAATTTTCTGGTCAACCATTTTTGAATATTGGTTATCAACAAGTTTAGAATTGACTAAATTATTTATTTCTTCTAATCTACCACCTTCAACTATTGCTTTCCTTTTTTTACTTAATATATCATGGCTACCTCTATAATATCTTTCTCCATTTACCTGGTCTACTCTAGTTTTTGAAGAAAGCCATTGACTTATTAAATATTCAAGTTTTCTAATCTCCATATTTTCCACCTTTGGTTTTTTAAATAGTTTTTTTATCCATTCCCACATTATTAACTCCTATTCAAAAGATAATCCTGATATTTTATTACATTTCTCAGCTATCCCTGTAAGGACATCAGGAGCATCATCATGTTTATTTTTTCCTTCCTTCTGATAAGTAGTTATAGCTCTATAAAATTCAGGCCACCTATCAGCCCAGTTAACTGGGAAATAAATATGTTCCATAACCCAAGTTGCATTAGATAATATTCTAGCTCTTTTATTTTGAGTTTGATGAAACCATCTAACTTTACAACGATTACTATTATATTTTTCTAATAAATATTTATCTACTGCTCTTGCAAAACCTCTACCACCATTATTTGATTCTATATCAGCTTCTTTTATATTATTATCCATTAATATTTTGGCAGTTGCTGGCTCTGTTATCTCCATTGGCTCTTTTGTATATAGAACATCTAAAATATATGCTTCTTTGTTATATACTCCATAGCAAATAGAACATAAATAATCTTCTCCAGTATCTGCTGTATCTGTATAGTTTTTATATGCTGTAAATAATAAATTATTGTTTGAATCTGTAGGCAACTGATTATATGTCTTTATACTACTGTATAATCTACCCTTGATGTCAATAGGCTCTTGTTGATAGTTGGCAGAAGCAATTTCAGGTCCCATTGCTCTTGCTTTTGATAAATAAGATTTATAACTTAGTATTTCATCAC